CTAGCAAATTCAACGCCTTTCTTAGTTGAAAAAGCTTCAACGTTCATAATTAATATATGTAATTTTACTTCACTCTTGAAAAGAGAATTTAATTTTTCTTGTTGTGATTTATGTATTAGAGCCTGCCACAAAATTGACACATTTTCGACATGTTTAACCATGTGTATAGGTATTTCTTGTTCATACCATGTTTTAACAACACCTTTTGGTGCTATAATTAAAGCACCATCAATTTTACCTTTATCATAAAGCATAGAAATATTATCAATGAGTACTTTAGATTTACCAGTACCCATTTCCATGAAATAGGCAAAAACTTCCTTATTCCAGGACATTTCTAGCGCTTTTAATTGATGCGCGTATGGCTTTGTCTTAAATTTATAACTTATCATTTTTTTCTTTTTTCTTTCTTGACATCTTATATAATATGTTTATATCTTTTGTCAAGAAAGTAATTATGGAAAAAGAAAGTACAGTTTATGTATTACAGGAATTACCAGGGACACGAATAGGGCGTCCTAAGTATAATATTATTGGCGCTCAAAAGTACGGTAAGTTGAAAGTTCTTCTTAAAGAAGACACTCAAATTATTATGAGTCCTGGTCCAATTATATTTGAACTGAGACGTTTACTAAAAGATTACACGTCTAACGATTATTTACTTTTATCTGGCGATCCATCTGTAATTGGACTTGCCTGTGCAATTGTTTCCGATATAAACAATGGAAGATTTAATCTTCTAAAGTGGGATAGACAGGAACAAATGTATTATCCATTAGAAATAAACCTATACGAGAAAGGAAAAATAGATGAGTGAAAACTTACAACAACAGTTTGAGGAGGACTCTCCTCAACAAGTAAATGAACTAGAACATGTTAGAAGTTTATCTAACTATGTTGTTCAGTTACAATCTTTAGAAGATGAAGTAAAAACTATGGAAGAAAATCTAAAGAAAAAGAAAGAAGCAGCAGATAAAATATCTCAACAAGTGATACCAGAAATCATGGAAGAAATGAAAATGAAGACCATGAAATTACAAGACGGTTCTGGTATAGAGATAAAAAAAATTTATGGCGCTACCATTCCTATAGATAAAAAGGAAGGCGCATTCAAATGGCTTCGAGAAAACGACCTGGGTGATCTTATTAAAAATGAGGTTACTGTTTCCTTTGGTCGTGGCGAAGATAACAAGGCGAGCGATTACGCAAACCTTGCGAGAGAAAATGGGTTTGAACCAGCCCAAAAGCTGAAAGTTGAACCCATGACTCTCAAAGCAGTGTACAGAGATCGAGTCGAAAAAAAATTAGACTTGCCTTCTGAACATTTTAACCTGTTTAAGGGAAACAAAACAAAAATAACAAGGAACAAATAACATGACACAAGGAATAAGCGACGTAACAGTCAAAAAAGAAGGTGCATTAGCTACTCTAGATTTTGAAGCAGACTCAGGAATGGGTTTAGAAAATATAGAGAAAGGCGATTTAGCTCTACCATTTCTAAAACTACTACAAAGTGGTTCTTATGAAACTAAAAAGAAGCATGCAAAATATGTTGAAGGTGCAGAAGCTGGAATGTTTTATAATACAGTTACTAAAAAACTGTATAGTGGAGAAAAAGGTATTCATGTAATACCATGTTTCTACAAAATGACATACCCAGAATGGGCACCATTCGATAAAAGTGAAGGTAGACCTGTCCATCCAGACAGAGGGCCAGAAGTTATGGCTCAGACTTCGAAGAGCGGAATGAAAGACGTATTGCCAAACGGTAATGAAATTGTCAAGACAGCAAATCATTTTGTTATTCTTCTTGGAGACAGACCAGAGAAGGCTCTTATGCCTTTGAAAACTACTCAGTTAAAAACTAGTAGAGGTTGGAATTCATTAATGGATAATGAGTTTGTTGTATCTAAGACAACAGGTAAGTCTATACCAGCACCTGCGTTTTCTAGGGTTTATAAAATAAATTCTGTTGAGAACTTAGGTAATTTCACTTGGCATGGAATGACGGTTTCTTTAGTTAAACCAGTGGATAATGCAGAAATCTATAGCCTGGCTAGAGATTTTAGTAAATCATTACATAAAAGTAATGTAGCAGCCTCTGTTGAAACTAACAAAGAAGAATCTAATTACTAGTTTTTTCTTGAGGAAAATAGGGCGGGGAAAGCGAGAGTGGAACCCGCCCGAAACCAGGGATCGTTATGGTAGAAAAATTTATAGAATTATTTAAAGGATATGAAGGTGATTTTGGAATTGCCGACATGTCTAAAACAGAATTAGACTCTGAAAGAAATAAATTAAAACCTAATTATGAATGGGCAGGAAGACCTATTACTGTCACTGATTATCAAAATCACATCGAAGGAAAGACTTCAATTGGAATACAACCATGTCGTTTAGACAAAACAACACAATTTGGCTGTATAGATATAGACCCAAAAAATTATAAAGATTTTAAAATAGATCATTATCTAGCTTTATTTCAACAATACAAACTACCTTTAATTCCACTTTTATCTAAAAGTGGAGGTCTTCATTGTTATCTCTTTATGGATAAGCCAATACCAACGGCAGACCTAATAGATGGTTTAAAATCTTTTCTTCTGCCATTGGGGTTGGAACCTACTACCGAGGTTTTTCCTAAACAGAAAGAATTACAGAAGGATAGCAAAGGCGACATAAAACCAGGAAACTTTATTAATCTACCTTACTACAATAATGGCTCAAGTAATCGATATGCTATAGATAAGAATAATTCTAAATTATCAATAGAACAATTTATAGAATTTGCAAACAAATCAAAAATAAACAAAGAAGATTTAACTAAACTTGTAGAAGAAACCAATAAAAATATTTTATTAGGAACAAATCCAGAATTTGAAGATGGTCCACCATGTTTAGCATTGTGTTCAAAGAAAAAACTAGATGATGGCAGAGATCGGTTTATGTATAATTACATGGTCTTTGCTAAAAAGAAATATAAAGATAAATGGCCAGACCATGTTTCTAATGCAAATTATAATTATTTAGAAACTCCCTGGGATAAATCAAAATTAGATTCTAAAATTAAAGCCTGGAGTGGAGAAACAGCAGGTCATACTTGTTACGAAGATCCAATATATAATAAATGTATGCGAGGCCTGTGCTATTCAAGACCTTTCGGAGTTAAATCAGATACTATAACTTCGTTTCCTGAAATAACAGATTTCCAAATCATTATGTATGCGGAACCAGAGTATAGATTTAATGTATCTCTTCCAGATGGTAGTAAAGCAGAAGTAGTTGCGGCCAATAGAAAAATGATGACCCAACAAAAAGATTTATTAGATTTAATCTGGGAGCAAACAGGAATTTATCATGAACCCTTACAACCAAAACTTTTTAGAGCAACTTTAACTTTATTAAGAAAAAATTGTCAAAAAATAACACCACCTAAAGGAACACAAATAGACGACAGACTTGAAGAAGAATTATTTCAATATTGTATTAATGGTCCACAGGCGCAGAAAAGAGAACAAATTGTAACAGGTTCGTGTTTAACAGAAGGGGGCCATCATTACTTTAGGTTTAATTCATTCATCGAACATCTAGGTAATAGTTGGAAAATACCTGAAGAAAAAATTGCACAAAAATTAAAAGATAGATGCAAAGTAGAATTTGATCACTCATTAAACGTCAATGGAAAAACTTTAAAGGTATGTAAAGTTAAACAACTAGAAATTAAACAAATTGAACATAAGATAACAGAAAGAACCAAGAGTAATTATTAATGAGATATAAAGTAATAGGACCTCCAGGAACAGGAAAAACAAGAAGACTTTTAAATGAGGTACATAGATATGTTAAAAAAGGAATACCTTTAGAACGTATAGGATATTTTGCCTTTACTCGTAAAGCTGCAGGAGAAGCTAGAGATAGATATCTAGCAAAAAATGAACACCTAACAAAAAAAGATATTCAACATTTTCAAACACTTCACTCACTAGCTTTTAATAATTTAGGATTAAAAGAAGAAAACGTAATGCAAGAATTAAACTATAAAGCAATAGGTGAGAGCTGTGGCATACAAATTAAATATGCATCATATGAAACTAA